CACAAAAACCCCGCCCGGGTGGGCGGGTGTGTTAGTAAATGTTTGCGAGTTTAACTATTTCATACACTATATTCTTTATATGCACGCTCTCATGTTAAAAAGAAGTCTACATGGAGTAACGCAGTAGTTGGGGCGTCCGTTATATTATTATCAATGCATAATAGTGCTCCTATATTAACATAGCCTTCTACTACTTGCTCTGGAAAATAAAATGATATCCTAGGGTTTGCTCTTATCACTTCGTTATTAAAATCTCCTTCTACATATATTTTATATGTGGTTGATACAAAAGCATTAAAGTCTGTTAATGAAACATCTTCTATTTTAAACAAAAACATTTTTGTTCCTAGGTCATGCGTACCTGCTTGACGGTTTTTTAAGTTTATTGACGTAAAGGTTAACTGCGGTGCTAGTGAAGATACCCTTAATCTTCTTGGCATCAGTTTATTACTTAAGCTTATTGTTGGATAAATATTTTCACGTTCTTGGGTTGTTTGATTTATCTTATACAATTGTGAATTGTTGTTTGCATCTGGCTCGTCTGCTTTTATTGTCCCCCCAGGAGTCAATTCATTTATTTGTCTTTGTAAATTTGCGTCTGCTTGTTCTCTTGATTCTTTTTCTTGCGTTATTTTCTTTTCAGTATCTGCTAATCTGACTTCTATTGAATTTTTGTAAACTAACATCTGAGCATCTATGGAATTGAATAAAGCTGTTCGCATACCAGATTCCCATTGCGTTAAATTTGTTTCTATCGCATTTAATGTGTCTACTTTCCATTGTTCAAACAACTGCTGAAAGTTGCTTTCAAAGTCAGTTCTTGCCTGTTTTTCTGTGGTCTTGAAATTGTTGAACAATTCAATCATGTGATTTTCAAATTCATTCTGCTGTGTCTGCATGGTGTTTTTAAATGCTGTTAAGTCTGCGTTTGTTGTCTGTTCAAACTGTTCAATTTCTGCGTTAACGGTTTCTTTGAAAGTGTTAAAATCCGCTTTCATCTGATTTTCAAAGCGTTCCTGTTCTGCGATTATATCCGCTTTCAGTTCGTTAAATTCATTTAACAGGTCATTTCTAAATTTTTCATTAATTGCCTTTTCTTCTTCCCATGCCGTTAACATTTCATTTTTGAAGGCTACAAAGGCTTTGTTAAGTTCTTCCTTGTATTCTTCCCATGCCTTTTTCAATTCATCTTCAAATTCTGTTATACGGTTGTCAATGTACTTTTCAAAATTTTCAATTTCAAGCTGTACCATGTGTGTAAACTCAATTATATTGAGATTTTGTGAATTAAGTGCGTCTATGCAGTCATTCAGTTTATGACAAACTTTGCACAAAAATTCATAGTAGGACAATGAATTGTCAAATACAAGCGGTAATACTTTCGCACAATAAGTTTTTACTTTCGTTAAAAAGTGCGGTGTTTGACTGTTAAACGGGTCTTTCATGTTTGCACACTCCTTTAATATATCATCATAAAACAAGTCTTTAACTCGTCAATTATCATCATGTCAATGTTTAGGAATGTTTCTCGAAACTTCATAAGCATTTCGCTATAAGTTTCACCCTCTGATTTTCCTATAACGTGACTTACATAATTTTCAAAGTCTGTTGACGTTGTCTTATTTTCGGTATCAGTTGCAGTTGTTGCATTGCTTTTTGTTGTTCCTTTTGCTTTGCTTTCGTCTGCGGTTGTTTGGTCTGTTGTGCCGTTTTCGGCGTTGTTTGAAGTTGCCTTACTATTGTTTATACTTTCAGCGTTTCCCATTTCTGCCGCACTTGCATACGTTTCATTTTCAATACTATTAATTGACAAGAAACCCTGCGGCGTATCACTTGAAACATTTTTGTTTTTGTTTGTGGTTGTTGAATTACCCACGCTTTCGCCCGTTGAAGTTGCGGCGGTTGTGGTTTGCTGTTTGCCGTTGTTTGTCTGTGTGTTTTCGCTGTCTGCGGTTTGTGCGTTTTTTCCTGTGATATTTCCGATAAAATCGGAAACGCTGTTGTTGTTTTTGTCTGCTGTTATTGTCTTGTCAACATTATAAAAGGGGTTAAACTCCAATAATTCAGACTTGTAAAGCTGATTATAATAGGGCATTATTTCATTCATTGTGGTGTTAAGGTATCTTTTGAAAAGTTCGGCGGTTTCCATGCCTATTTCACGAAAAAAATAATGATTGACAATTTTAGTGTTTAAAACTTCCCTGTATTCTTCATCAAAAATGGGATAATTTTTTAAACCTATATCAAAATTATTTTCTATCAGATATCTTAATTCTGTTGTGTATTTACTCACTATCTGCCGACCCCGTTTCTTCTTCTGTTTCGTTTTCCAGTTTCAACAGTTCTTTCATTTCGTCATATGTTCTTAACTTAACCTTAACATTAAACCCATACAATTCATTTAATTCCTTTACCGCCTGTTGCCGTGTCAATAACATAGTTTCGGCGGCTAACTGTACCATTTGATTGTTGGCGTTAACTTCATCTGTTACAAGTCTTTCAGCCTTTTCAGTTGCTACATTGTTAATACCCAAAAATGAAAGCATTTCAGACCATACATTTCTTTTATATTCCGCTAATTTATCAGCAACAAAAGGTGCGTTAGTCTGTAACACTTCAAAACCTGTTGTGTCTAAATCTTTATCCCCAAAAATAACAGGGGCGTTTCCGTCATAATTCATATAGACGTTTTTAAGAGTTAATCGCTGTTTTTCTCCACATTTGACAAGCACAGGTGTTTTTTGTGCCTTAATATTAACATCAATAGTTCTTTCGCACTCGTAAAGCCTACGGGCAAAAAGCTGTATTGTCATATCAGTTGGCAATTGGTCAAGGTTATTACGGACTAAAACAATTTCATTTCTGTTAAATGTTTTTGAATAATTAATGGAATAGGCTGTATATTTCAAACTTTCTTCATACACATTTAACTCTGCGGCCGGTATGCAACGCAGAGAAAGCCACCCTAAATTATCATCATAACAAAAACAGGCTAAACCGTACATATAAAGTGTTTTTTCAAGAAAGCGTTCATTCATGCTTTCGGGAAGATTTTTCCATTCGAACATAGACAACGCTAATAAACGCAGTCTTTTGTAATAGTCTAAATATGTAGCGTTATTCAATGCCGCTGTTGTGTCAAAACCTTTGTTAACAGGGTTTAACATTGGGGAATAATCATATTTCAATGTTTCACACTCCTTTCAAAATGTTCCACGGGGAACATTTTATATTGTACTGTTATCAACATCATAATCACCGAATGTTTCGGTGTTATGCCATAGTGTAACCCCGTTGTTGAAGATATTACACAATTCGTCTAAATCGTCATTAGGAATAGCACCTATTATGTCAATATCCCTTGTTTGGATATAATCAAAATTTTTTCGATTATGCAAAAGCGGCTTTTTAACCTCATTTATCAAATACCCGTACCGTGTAAAATAATCATCAACTTTAGAAATGTATTCTGTTTTACAACATTCACAACGGGCAAAAACCCCCGCACCGCCAGAGTATAACAGGGCGTTACCCTGCGGCATACCTTTCATTTCGTCCGGCTGTTGTTGCCTGTCTGCCATGTTTGCAAGTTCTGCGGCGGTTGAAGTTATGCCGCCAATAACGCCGCCTAAATTTCCAGTTGCCGCCGCACTTGCAACGCTTAAACCTTTTTGTGCAAAACTCATAGCAATGGAATTACTATTTAATGCCGCCCAATTCTTAAAAACATCATAAGCCCATGGCAACGGGGGAAAGTTTGCAAACTGTACTGAATTATCAAAATTTTTTGCCTGTCCTTTGTAGTTAACAGGAACACAAAGTAAAACAGGATTGTTTCCCACAACAGGATAATATTTTATAGTTGCTGTTGTACTTTGTGGGTTGTTGAATAACTCATATTTTAATATTACCTTAACGCCGCTGTTGTTGTTAAGCGTTAAGTAATTAAAGGGATAACAAAAGCACTTGTTATTTTTAGGTGTGTACCCGTCAATTGTTTTCAAGTTTTTGTTTATCTCTGTTTCAAGTCTTGCAAATTCTGCATCAATGTCGGTTATATAACCAATTGCCATTATTGCACCCCCTCAATATTTTGGAATGTGCCATAGTTAGCAGGGTTTACAGTGCCGCTATTCCAGTCACTTGAAACTTGATAATGGCAGTGTGAACCTGTGCTATAACCTGTCGAACCCTCAACGCCTATTTTCTGTCCTGCGGTTACTGTGTCACCCTCTGAAACACTTCTTTCTGATAAATGACCGAAAATAAAATACAATCCGCTTTCGCTGTCAAGTATTCTTACTAATTGCCCGTAACCCTGAGAATGGTCGCTGTCATTTTCCCAACGGCTATCAACAACAGTTCCGGCAACGGGGCTATAAATATTTTTATCAGATAAGCCCACCATATCAATACCGTAGTGAATAGGGGGGTTATAAGTCTGCGTTATAGTAAAGCTTGCAGAATACGGCGAACCCAGATAATTAACCCCAGTTTCACCGCCGCCCCCAGTTCCGCCGCCTGTGTCTAATTCGTGGAAATTTACGAAAAATTTTGGGATAGCAACACAACAAACCACGGCGTTAACCTGTCCGTTTTCGGTTATTTTATCCATAAACCTGTAAAAATCTGATAGACTGGTTGCATACATATAACAGGGATTGGCAACGCCGCCCACAAAACTATCAACAGCCGGAATTGTAGCAGATAGCCATTTAACAGGTTCGCTTGTCATAATCACGCAGTAATAATTTTCATCAAATTCCTGTGCATTATGTACGTTAAGATTATCGGCAATAGTTGTTGTTGCAACTGTTACTTGTTCCCCTGTCGGCAGATTTTCGGGCAATGTGTGTCTGAAAAGTTCGTCATTAATAACAGTTTCACGAACAACGAAAGACGGTAAAACCGTGCAATCTAAAAACCATGTCTGAAAAACATCTGTTTTTATATGTATGTGTGATACATTAGCGTTAACATATTCGATTTTAGTTATGTATGCATAAATCCAACGACTTGAAAAATTTTTATTGTCATACATAACATAATTAACACCGGCATTAAATAACACTTCTGCGTTGATTGGTACACGAATAATATTATCTTTACGCTGATAAGTAAAATCTGAAAAACGCCTAACTGCTAAAGAATTAAAGTAATTAAATTGTTCTGTTCTGTTGCTGAATGATATTTGATTTTTGTTATCACTTTTCAGCGGTGTATTACATAAATACACAGCTGTGGACGGGGTAAACATAGTTTATTCCCCCGTCACAAAAGCAATGGCATTACAGAGAGTTGAAACGCTGTAAGTCTGCCATACATGATAATAATAATTCCATGTAAGGGTATCACCGTTGAAAAATTCCGTCATTTCTCTGTAATTATCATATATCTGTGTATATGACTTGTCGAACATCATAGCAACGCAGTTGTTAGCTGTGCCAAAATCGTCAACAACAAGGGTACTTCCTAAAAAGTCTGCTTTTGACATATTAAAGGCACTTGCAAGTACGTTAACGTCGGTATATGCTTCAATATCAGACCTTATAATAAATCTAATATCTTCCGCAGGTGTCCAAGTTGTTACCTCACCGTCACCGCCGCTTAAAGAATAAGCATTGTAATTTTTTGACGGGAAAGTAATATTTCTGTGGTAAAGTCTTGCTGTTGTTATAAATGCCTTTGCTGTGCTTTCGTCAACAATATCTGCGATAGTCTGTTTAATGCACTTGTTGTTTTCAATTGCACTTGCAAGGGTATTTTTGCAGAGTATAAACTCGTCAAGGTAGTTACCACTGTAAAGACTTGTAACAATGCTGTTAAGCAGACTGTCTAAACCGTCCCAAGTTGTGAAAGCCTGTCGCAGTTGTGGGTTACTGATAGATACAGTGTATTTATCCTGTCGGTTAAGTCTGTGAAAAATGGTTTTTGTGTCCGGCAGTTTTCTTTTCAGCAGGTCTGTTGACTGGGGGTTGAATGTTTCAGCCTTTGCCGGATTCGTCCATATTTCTTCAATATCTTTTCCCAAGGGCATTTCACCCTGTTTGAGGATTGATAACGGGTTATTAAGTTCTTTATTACGGACAAGAACCAGACCGATTCTGTTAACAAGGCTTGTAAGAAATTCGTTCATTGTTGCGTTGTATTCAAGTAAAGGATTTCCCACGGCAGTTATATTGTCCTGTGTTGCCTGTGGTACTCTTTCTTGATAACTGGGGGTTGCGTTTGCCCTTATTGCGTTTAACACATTAATCATTGTTTCAGTATTTGCCATTATTTTAACTCTCCTTTTTCGTTAAATAAGTCGGCATAGTCAAGCTTGCTTTCTTCCTCTGCGTTTTCCTCTGCGTTTTCTCCTGTTGCCGCTGGTTCGCCAGTTTTCAGAAAAAGTGCCATATTTGCCGCCTGTAAATTTTCATTCTTTGCAGTTAAGTCTGAAACTGCGGCGGAGGCGGTTTCGCCTTTGGTGATTTCCTCATTAAAAGCCGTGCGCAGTTCGTCAAGTATTTCAGATACTTTTCCACTATCTGCAACGTTTGCAAGTAGTTCGCTTGCTTTTGTATTAAATTCTTCCCGTGTCATTTTCTCCACTCCTCTTAATGTTTCACGCGGAACAATTTAATTAAACTGTTCCAGTGTATACGGTTTTACCGTTAATCTTTAATTCAACCTTTTTCCCCGTTGTTCCGGTGGTTGCCCCTGTTGCTGTTCCGGTGTAGCCGTCATTGTAAACGCCAATTTTGTTTGGGATTCCGGAAAATTCTGAAATATTAATGTGGCTACCTTTGCCGTTTTTGCGTATGCAATAATGACAATGTGAACCGGTACTGTTACCCGTCGAACCTTCGACGCCTATAACATCTGTGATTTTTACTTTGTCACCAACTTTAACTTTGATAGTTGACAGGTGTCCAAAATAAAAACCGTAGCCCGTAGCACTATCCACAATTTTAACATACTGCCCGAAACCCTGCGAATAGTCAACCGGATTTTCCCACCCTGCAAACGCAACAACACCGTTAACTGTGCTATGTATATTTTTGCTGTCCTGTCCGACAAGATCCAGTCCGTCATGTGTTGCCCCTTTGTATTCCTGTGTCACCTTAAAATTTCCCATGTATGGACTATTCATTTTTCCCAAACCCTTTCCCGTTGTTTTTGGTATCTACAAAAAAGTAAACAATCACAGCGGTGAAAATCGTCGTAAATTCCGACGGGGTAACAATGCGCAAAATTGCAAGTATGGCAAAAGTTATAGTTAGTATAAATGCCATTATGCCCCGAATATTCAATACTTTGTCCAGTAGTTTTTTCATGCTTTTTCACTCCCTGTTTTGTTACTTCTTTTCTATTATATCACATGGCATTTATTTAGTCAATATTTTATTGTGCATTTTATACAAATTTTAGCGTTAAAACAGCGTTATTTTTACGGCTAAAAACTGTAAAAAATACGGAAAACTGTTGACATTTTTCACATTATCGGTTATAATAGTATATGTAAGGTAAACACAAACAAACACCACGGAAAAGGGGAAAATAACATGACTAAACATTTTTATGCGGCTTATTCAAACCACGGCTTTTTACTTCAAGAAGGTTACACGCAGTTTTATCAGTTCAATACCAAAAAAGAGCGTGACAAATGGGTAAACGAAAATGACATGAAAAACGGCAACCCCAATAGCAGGGCGTTCAGCGTAACTTATAACATGATTTACGCTACTATTGGCAAAATCATTGACGGGGTTAAAATCCTTGCATGGTTAAGACGTTTTGACAGTAACGGTAATACAGAGGTTTGCAACTACTGGGGCGAATGGGAAGTGTGTTATGAAGATTAAAATAACAGGAGATGTCTTTTGCTGTTTAACAGGTTTATCCGTTTTAAGGTGAAACGGAAATTTTCAAAATGTTCCATGTGGAACATTGAAAGGGGTGATGAATTTGATTGTAGTAAATGCAAGATACTTTCCACAAATGGGGCTGCATATGTTTAACGGTTATACAACTAATAAAACATACAACGCCGCCTATAATGAAGTTATGACGGAAATTACTAAAATTTCCAGTACTGCAAGTGTGGAAAATATCAACCTGGTAAAGTGCATTGAAAGCAACGAAACGGGGTTGACGTTAGGCGGCTTTTATGTATCGGTTAAGTTTAAGGAGTAGGAAACATGAACACATTCTACACGGCTTATTCAGTTTTAAAAAACTACGTTGATAAACTGGGTCTTGAAATTGTCAATTTCTCTTTAATTAAACAGTCTCCCAACAGGGTGACAATGTGGGTTGAGGATAACGACAAAAATATTACACATTTAGTTTGTATTAAAATGGACTGTACGCAATTCTTAATTTGGGGGTATAACAACGAATATGAACAAGTCATTGCAACGGGCTTTGATTACGCAGATGTTAATACACCTGAGTTAACACTTTAAGGTGTAAACGAAAATGAGAAGTATTTCAAAAGAGTTTAAAAAGTACACGATTCACGCTGTGCGTATTGCAAAGGTTGACGGAAAAATTGTCAATCAGCCGCTTAAAGCGGTTGAAACCTATGACACAGTAACAGAAAAGAACGCTGTTAAAATTGTCAAGGAAAAAATGGGTTTTGATAAATCAGAACTTATTATTGTTGAAAACATTGTGGAAACTGTTGAAAAGTACACAATGACGGGAGAAAAATTTCTTGAACACGCTACAAAAGTAACTGAATGAAAAGGAGTAATTAAAAATGAATAAAAAGGAAATGACACAGGCACAGGCACAGGACACACAGGCGCAGGAGTTTTCACTTGCTATTCAGCCGCAGGAAACAGCGCCTATTGAAAGAATGGACGATAACAGCAACTTTATTGTTGACTTAACAAGCCGCACTACACAGTATTGCTCCATGGTTGCGCAGACCGCAGACGAAAAGGCAATTCTTTTCAACGCAATGAATAATCCTGCTTTCAGACTGGGTGACTGTATCAACCAGATAATTAATGTGAAAGACGTTTTTGTGGAAGTTGTAAACTGCACGAACGAAAAAACAGGTGAAGTTCAGGTCTGCCCCCGTATAGTTCTGATTGACGATAAAAAGCAGGGGTATCAGTGTGTTTCAATCGGCGTATTTTCTGCACTGAAAAAGCTTTTCGGCGTTTACGGTGAACCGCAGAACTGGGAAAAGCCTGTTCCCCTTATGGTTAAGCAGATAACAAAGGGTGAAAGAAAAATGCTGACTTTGAATGTTGCAGCGGTTTAAAATCAATGGGTGGCTGTTGCCACCCTTTATTTTTCAATGTTCCCCGTGGAACATTTTTAAAAGGGGGTGAATTTATGACACGAGGTGGAGTGGAATATAATCTGAATATTTCCCCCTATCGGTACACGACAGACAACGGCACTACGTTTGTTTTTTCTTCAAACTATCATTTAGACTGTTTTATGAAGCGACAGGGCGAAAACCGAAACAAAATAAATGAAAGCTTATCTAATAGGTTTAACTATTATGTGGAGTTTAATTTCCTTGCTGATTGCGTACTATATACGCAAATTGAACAAAGGGGTTTTTTGATTTTAAAGGACGGTGAAAATTATCCATGCCAAAATATAATAAAATTCGGTGGAGAGAAAGCGATAAAAAAGAACTTGTACGATTAGCAAAAAACTTTAACGCCAAAATTGAATACCAGTTAAAAAAGAATCCTGCATTAAAGGACGTTTTACCGGAAAAAGTAAAAGTTAAGGACTTGAAAAAAGATATAGCAAGTCGAAAAGACCTAAATCGAACACTTGAAAAGATGTCGAGTTTTTCAAAGCGTGGCATGGAGAAAGTTGTTACAAATGACAAAGGCGAACAAGCAACGCTATTTGAAATAGAACAAGCAAAGAAAAACGTTCGCAGACTTAACGCACAGCGCAGGGCAGAACAGAAAAAAATTGA